TAATGAAGTTGTAAAAGAGTTGCAGGCAGAAGCTCAAAAGACAATATCAGAAATCAAGAAAAAAGATGAAGTTGTTAATCTTGATTTAGATACAGACGGAATATTTTAGGGGCTATATGCCCCTTTGTGTTGTCTCAAACAAGCGGACTATACTTTGATACACTGATATACAAAGTTATAAGAGAGAATGATTTAGACTTCTTATCAGAACACAAAGAAAAAATAGTTGAAAGAATTTTTTACAAAATAGATAGACAGCTAGAAAGGATATCAAATGAGTTATAAGTTTTCTCTGCCTGTGTACTATACCAAAAAAACTAGAAAAGGGTATAAAACTTTTCTGGTTGGTCTTAACTGGTATAGGAACGCACACTATCAAGAAGCTAACAAGGTTAAAAAGTACTATCACGAGCTCATAAAATCAATTCTAAGCCCTTACAACGGAGATAAACTAACAAAGTATAGGATAAAGTACAAATTGTTCTACAAGAACAGTATAAGTGATTTGAACAACTATGTTGTTATAGATAAGTTTTTGAATGACGCTTTGAAAGAAATTAGAATGATAGAAGACGATAATGTAAATTATCTGAAAAAAATAAGTCTTGAAGTAGCTGAACAAGATAAAGAAAACCCTAGATTAGAAATAGAATTGGAGGAGATTGAATGAGTGGATTTTTAGACGTTTTCAAAAAACCTTATTACAAAGAAGAAAAAATAAAAATATTAGAAGAAATCGGATTTGAAGTTAATGAAGCTATGAGAATGAAAATAATATATGAAGATATGATTTTGAAAGCTTACAAGTGTAGCCAGGGAGTTCTCACAATCGGGATAGGTTGCACTACATACGAGGACGGCTCAAAGGTTAAAGAAGGAGATGTTATAAGCTTGAAAAGAGCTATTGAATTATTTGAGTTTCATTATCATAAAGCTTGTGAGTCTTTGAATTATCTATTTTACTTTGACGAGTTAGAGTATATGGGAGAAGTTAGAAAAAATGTATTAATAGACCTTGTTTTTAACATGGGACTTGCAGGAGTTAAGAAGTTCCCTAAGATGTTGAAAGCTTTGAGGGAAGGCGACTGGGAAGAAGCAGGAGAACAGCTTAAGGATAGCTTATATTACAAACAAGTAGGACAAAGGGCTGTTGATAATGTGCAGAGATTGAAAGAGGGGCATTAAGCCCCTTTTATAATTGTTCTAATATTTTTTTAGCTTCAATCTTATATTCTTCGCTTTTCACATCTTCTAGTTTTAATTCGTCGTCTCTTATTTTTCTAACAAGTATACTCAACAATATTTTATTAATCATATCACACCACCTTGAGCTAATGCCAACTCTTCCATTTGTACTAGTCTTTCTTTCAGCAAATCATTTTCTGATTTTTCAGCGAGAACAAACCAACTTTCGTTGTTATACACAATATTTTGCACAAGTTTCATATTGTAATACACTTGAGTTATTTCCTCATCTATAATTTCAACTCTTTCTAAGTTGTTCTCAAATATAGAAGAATCAATTATTTTTTTTGAAATATAGTTGTTTCCATTAAGTGTTAAATTTTCTATAACTTGACCATCTTGTAATTTTATTTTCATATTTTACCTCCTTAGTATATGGAGAAAGCAGGGCGAACACCAGGAGCACTAGACGCAATGCTAGCATCCACATAGCCATAACTGTTCACATAAGCGAAATGAGAGGCGGTGGCAACGTCTCTAAGCCAGAAAGCTTGACGATTAGATATTAGGTCAGGTCTGAAGACAAACAAAGGTAATTGACTCTTCCCAAGCCCAACATTGTATCCACTACCGCCCCCGAGGTTGCTATCCCCAAAGACATTTGAACCATAGAGCATATTTTCATTCATTAGCTCTACTTTACTATCATACCAAGCCCAACCGCTCGCCTTGCCATCTACGGTTGCATTACACAGAAGTTGTCTGTGTTGTAATACTCTGCTTGGGAAAGCATTATTAATTATAGTTTTTGCTTGATTTAAACCTTCGGTGTACATTTTTGAACCAACGTAGCCACCAACAGTTGTGTTGGTGTCGTTCATAACGTGGCTGTACAATACAACGTCAGGAACGATAGTTATGTGATTAGTTGTTAATTCTACGTCTCCACTTCTTCTGTAATAGTTGAATCCTGCTACCCTCCAGTTTACGCCCCCAATCGTCCAATAATCCCCTATTTCTAGTCCTTCAAAAGTACCACTTGCAACAGCTTGTTGTTGTTCTGCAGTGTAAGAAGTGCCTAAATACTTTCCTCTATATCTGCTGTTTTTTGAACCTGCGTTGTTAGGAAGAATATTAGCCAACCATTCCGAGCTACACCTAACCCAATCTCCGTCTACCTCCCCAGAACCTATGTTATCTACCCAAGTAGAGCTAGTGCCTGTATAAGCCCACACCTTCCCTGTGTGGTCTCTAACAATTTGATTAGCTGTGTTTATGATGCCACCTGTTCCTGTAAGGTCTCTAATCTCCTTATACCCTGTAGGGGACTTATCTGCCATCATTGACGCTGTGTCATCTCTTAGCTCTTGTAACCCTTTTTCTGCTATATTTGACTGTATCGAACCTAGACCGTCTTTCCCTGTTAAAGGGTCTTTTTGATAATCTATTCCTTCTTGTATTTTTCCGTTTGCCATATTTCCCTCCTTTCTTTTTATTTTACTACTAATTAGTAATAATTTCAAGTTATAGAAAAAAGAGGGTCTAGCCCTCTAGTTGATTTTTTTCTTCTAATTTTTTTAATTTTTTATTGTATAAATCTTTTAACATTTTTTGTCTTTCATAGTAGTCTGGTATAGCTAATACTAGCCCAGTATCTATTCTTTGTAACAACAAAATATCTTTTATTTGACCCTCTGTTAAATAAGGTCTTATACTAACGCCTTTTTCCAAGCCTTTTAGTTCTCTAAATTGTTTAGCATTAACACCTAAAACTATTTTGTTTATCATATTTAACTCGTTAGAAAAATGATAATTTTTAGGCTCTTCATGTGCAAGTTGAATGTTATTTGTTAAATCTTTAAATTCTAACCTTGCCATAAGTTGACTAGTTATTATTCTTTCCATTTCGTTAAACTTATTTATATAAAGTTCTTTGAATTGCGTTGCTTTTTCTCCAGTAAATCCCATAGCCAACATTGTAAATCCGTCTTTTGTAAGATTATAACAAGGATATTCTTTACCTCTAACCTTATAAGTTGACTCCTCGAAATTGGGGAGCGAAAATTCTTTACTACAATTTTTAATTATTTCTCTAATATCTCTCAAAACATGGTCGTGTCTTTTTTCAAACAAATTGGCTACCATATTGCTTTTGCAAAATATTTTCCCTTTTTTAACTTCTACTAAACTTTTCATATTATCACCTCTTTTTTTTATTTAGCTTGGTTAAAGCTATGTTACATTATACCACAAAACACCTTTAATATCAAGTGTTAAAGCCTGCGTTGGGGTTATCTCCACCATTGGTTGGGATTAGGTATGTAGGGTCTACAGACAAAGAAGCGTAACAAGATTGATATTTGCCCACACAGTTTTTGGTTGTATTTCTGCTCATTAGATAACAAGCTTGAAATCCGTTATTGATAGAATCTTCAGCTAAGTTTCCTACTAAATCTGTACAATCCCAAAAACCAAATTTAGCCCCTTTGGACCAACAATTCCTTATTTTGCTACAGTAAAAAAACCCTATATTAAACCAATTACCATCAAAACCAGAATGTTCTACAAAAATATTTTCCAATATTATCTTGCTTTTGTTCAAAGGAGCGAAAGATGTTCCGTACACACCTGTAACTCCAAAACTTTCATAAGAAGAATCATAATTTGCTCTTTCTAATAGAAATTTTATGTTTTTTACAACTTTTAATGTGTTATCAATAGGGTTGGCGTATACCGCGCAGTAAATATTGTTATAGCCTTTAAAAATCGTGTCATAAGAAAATCCGTCTATATTTTTGAATTTATCCAAACTTAAAGCTGAAGTGAATAAATAACTTACACCAGAACTTTCACCAGTAAACAAGCCTTTTAATTTATAAAAACCATTTAAAATCGGTCTTATATAAAGATTTTTTAAAGTTATAGTTCTGTCTAAGATTTCTTGTTGTAATCCAACCCTTGAAGTGTCTATCAACCTTTCTTCCCACAGTATAGACCTTTCGCCAAAAAAAACAGAATTAGGCACTATCTCTATGCTGTCTATCGCTTCATCTAGCTGACTAACCGTATACCCCAACTTGTCAAACTGTGCAAAATATTCATCTATGTCATTCCCTTCGAAAAGCCTTATATACCAAGTCCTATTTTCTATCGGATTTACAACAAAATATTTAGAACTGTCAACACTTGTTTCTGCCCATTCTCCGTCGAGTTGCTCTTTACCTGTTGCCTTGACTCTTATGTTATATACAGATTGCTCTTTCAATATAACTTTTGTAGAGTTAGATTTTATCATCATCTTTTCTGCTGTTTCCCAATCTTCTGATTCTTTCTTATATTGTAGTTCATAACTTACTACATTACGCCCAACAAGATTATTCCAAGACACCCTTGTAAACACTTGATAACCTCCTGCGTTGTCAATAGCAGGCTCTTGAGCTGTTAGGTTCGTTACAGGAGGGAATTTGTCATTAGTTCCTATGTCCTCGGAAGTAGTTATCTTGTTAGAACCTGTTTCAGTCCTCATATTGTAGTACTTCCATTTCCCAACCCTTAATATCTCGTTAAGAGTGAAAGTTGTTCTGTCGTTTGTTTCTTCTACCGATTGAACTACCATATTTTTATTTAACAAGTTAAATCTAGGCATATGGATTTTCAGGGTATCAAAATTTTGGATATTTGGATAATGTTTTGTTAGTACTGTCATTTTGTAAGTTGCGTATGAATCTAAGGATTGAGATAGACATACAGCTCCGAACCTTATAGCTTCTTCTTTCGTGTCTATTTCAGAAGTGTTATCTTGAGTTATAGAAGCTCTTTTTAGTCCATATTTGAGTACAGAGCCTGTTGGAATGTATAAATCAAATGTACCTGCATTTGTGAATGGTAGGTTTACTTTATACGTTTGAGAGTCTCTGACCTCGATTATCTTTCTATACTCTAGCCCTATCCTTATCATATCGCCTAAGTTCAAGAGCTCATCTGTTACAATAACATTTTTCTCGCTTACAACTATAGCAGAATGAACAGATTTTATTGTATCATCTACAATTTCGGTTTCGTACTGGTCCGTTTCTGCCGAGTAGTATTTGATAGTATAGCTGTTGACTACTTGCAGTCCGTTCGCTGAAAATGTAGTTTGTTTTTCCACGTCTTTTTCATTGATACTATATTTTCCTGTCAAAGCAGGCTCTATAGTTAGGTTCTTGATTACAAGCTCGTAACTATCTGTACCCTGTTTTGAAGTTCCGTCATAGTTGTAATATGTATCAGTAGACTTTGTGTACTCAAAACCTAAGAACATCCCTATTTTGGTTACCATAGATTGTAGCACGGACCAAAGATTGCCGTATTGCAGGTCCGCTTCTTTCGGTATCACTTGGAACTCCGAAAAGTTTTTGACAAATAAATTATAATTAAGTGTTGCGTCATCAAGACAATTTTGTATGAAATTTTCCAATGAAAACTCATACTTTCTTATATATACAGAGTATTCTCCATTCTCAACTGTTTTTGTAGAGCTAAACTCTATATTCTTACTTGAATTGAAAACTGTAACGATACATTCAAAATAATCTTGTCCGTCATACAGCTCAAAAGTGTCGCCTACAGCCGAAACTGGCAAGTCGTTATAAGTTGTAACTATTGAATTATTAACAACATTGACAAATCTTAATTTCTCCTCAAGAGTATATATCTTTTCTGTCTCATCTCTGTTAGAAAAATATCGTCTGAAATTTGCTTGTTCCAAACCTACGTTTTGTAAGTCATAAGACAAGTCCTTACATTCCAAACTACAAGTTTCTATATCAGAGTTAACAGCATTTGTTATTTTTCCATAAAATTTTAAATTTTGTTCTACTATAGATTCTTTTTGAACCGCTATAAATATATATTCATCCTCTTCTATAACTCTATTGAAATATATTCTATGTTCTAAGTCTTCTAGCTTGGTGCTGTAGATATCCTCCAAACTCATAGCGTATATATCCTCGAGTGACATTGTAAATAATCCGTCATCATATATCTCGTATCTATCTACATAAGCAACAGGCGAGGTATCGAAGTCTCCGAACAACTCTTTTAGGCTTTTAGAGTAAAAATCTTCAAGAGATAGGTTGTATATATATTCAAGACTTTTTCCACCTGTGTGTTTTACTACAGTTAAAACTTTATAATTTCTTACGACTCCTCCAAATTCAAAAGGTATAAAATTCGTACCGTTTCCTTTAAGCTTTAACAGAGTGTTTTCTGTATCTATAGTATATTGATTTCTATAACATATGTTGCCCTCGCTTATAAGAGGGCTGTATATGTCTAAAGGCAAATGGTTTAAAGGGTTAAGTTCTGTTGTGTCTATGTAGGTTATTCCAATCTTGACTACAACACCAGCAGGAACTGGCTTATTGAACATTATTTGTCCTTTTATCCAGTTCGCTGTGTATTCGTCATCAAAACTAACAACTTTTATAGTATTCTTGAAAGGCGAACCGTAAATATCTGTACCCGCTCCTGTTAACTCATATTCGAAAGCATATTTAACCTTGTTAGCTTTGAAATGCGGGCTATATAACTTATCATTAGTATTCTTAAGTGTGAGGCTCATAGTTGCGACTGGGTTATCAGTGTATCCGTTCCCAAGCTCTAGTACAGAACCTTTGTTTAGACTTGAATTAACAACCTCGTTCGTTACGTCGATAACCTCCGAACCATCAGCCTTTATTATTTTGTACTCGTTCTTAATTATTCTCATACTTCAACCTCCGTCAAAGTCAGAGAGAAGGTTCTAGCTCCACTCTGCCATTTTCCATTGTCAGAAAAAAATCTTGTACTCTCGTTTTCTTCTGTATTCATTTCTATTCTAGCATAGAATTTGTAACCTCGCACAGTATCTAGAACCGCACAAGTATAATCGCCTATATTTTTGTTATTAACATTTTGAGATATATTGAAAGTCTGTGTTGAATTTCTGAAATTAATGAAATTCTCAAGCCTTTGAACAATATAATCCTTATTAGTGTTGAAATTATATGTTAATTCTCTCTGATTTGTCGTCCTAGACGTCATAGAGCTATATGAAGGCGTTTCTATAGCTAGAGTTACAAAATCATCTGAATAAAGTTTTAAGCTCATCTGTAACCTCCCATCAAATTACCAGTAGAAATATAGTTATTTCTGTTAATTATGTCCATAACCTTATCAGGAAATTCATCCGAATAATTATTTTCTATGTTGACTATAGTTTGTCTGTTGTCTGCATTCATATAGCTTTGTGTCGTAGCTGGGGCTATTCTTAAGAATGAAGGAAGATTTTCTGTAGATGCTGTCAAACTTTCCATTTCATCAGTTACATCACTTACAGCTATTCCTAGTTTTTCAAATTCTTCATTAAGACTTCCTGTAGTATCTTCATATAACTTTAGCATAGTTTCGTAAGCTTCTTCAAAACTCATTCCTGATACGTCGCCTATGTTCAAGTCTACTTCATCAAATATTATATCAGAAAATTTGTCCCCTAGCTGTTCTCCCAGACTTTCAAAAGCTTCCGAATAGAATACTGATTTTGAGAACGAGTCCCTAAGCATTGCGTCAAGTGCTGTTTTTGCGTCTCCTCCACTTTTGAATACAGAAGCGAATTGAGACGAGAAGTCAGAGGACATAAGCCCTACAGCTCCTTTGAAATTGTCAAGGTTTTGTTGCCAAGCGTCATCTATTAAGGCTTGTATCTCTGTCATAGCTCCTTCAACATCATAACCGCTTATATATGACTTTTTCTTACCGTACCACGTTCTATAAGAACCGTATTGAGCATATTTGCCCATTACTGCGTCAACGTCTATATCTCCATAGCCTGCTCCTGCAAGTTGTTCTTTAAGTGCTGTCGTGTCAATAGAAGCGTTTTTTGCTTTTCCAAACCCGAGCATGTCAACTATACCTTGTAACGCTATCCCGCCTGGCTTTAAGAAATTTTCCCAATTTAACTCTGTGGAAGCAGAGCTACCTGTACCAGCCATTATACCTGCAAGATTAGAGGGTCTTTCAAGTTGTGCGAAAGATATTTTTTGACCTATACTCAAGTCGTCTACAGCTTTTTGAAAGTTAGATACAGCTTCTTCAAATCTCTCTGTAGATTCTGCTTGTTTCTTTCCTATGTCGCTTTCGTTGAAGCTATCAACTATGCCTTTTACCATAGTAGCGCCTTGCATAACCATTCCCGCTTGCCCTAATGCTCCTGCTGTCCCCCAGTTAGCCATCATACTTGCACCTTGGTTCATTAACATTGACATAGAACCAAGAAGGTCATCTCCAAAAAGAGTGGATAATTCTGAGGTTATTGTTGCTACGTCTGAAAGAGTTTTAGCATAATCTTTGTTTGTTTTTATGTTTTTTTCAGCTTCCTTGGTTGCGTCGTCAAATGCAGGAGCTAATGCGTCTAACATTTCAGAATAATATCTTTGAACTTCTGGGTCTGCGTTTTTAGATAATTCAAAAAGCATAGAAAATTCTCTTGATAATTCATTAAATTTTTTGTAAGCTTCTTCTGTGCTTAAACCTTCAAATTGAGAAATCAATTCTTTTGAAGCGTTCAAGCCTTCGTAATATAGCTCTCTCTTAGCTTGTTCAAGGTCTTCTTCAGCTTTTAAGGTTTCTTTTTGGATTTCTAGCGTTTCAGCTCTTTTTTTGTCTTGTTCTGCTTTTGCTTTTTCTAGTTCAATTTCATCTTCTATTTCTTTTGCTCTTTGTTCTGCTTTTTGTCTTTTTTCTTTGAGCAACAGCTCCTCTTTTTCTTTTGCCTCTTCTTCTTCGTCTAACAAAGAAAGTTGAGTTTTTATATTGTCTCTCACAGAAGATAAAATATTTTTAGTTTTTTCCTCTGCTTCTCCTTTTTCTACTGCTTCTTTGATTATTTTGTCCACGGCTTCCATTTTCGATTCTAAGTTGTCCTCGAAACTCATGCCAGTTAATTTTGTAAACTCATCTATCTTTCCGAACTCTAAAATCAAGCTTTCTAAAAGTGCGTCTTTTAATTCTTCTTGCTTTATGCCTTCCATTATGTAAGCGTTCCCTCTAGCTACCCATTCATCGGTCCTAGCAGTATATTCTTTGCCTTTGTAGTCAGGTGAATATACGCCTATTTTTTTGTATTGTTTCACAGCGTCTACAAACGGTCTGGTTATTATATCTAAGGCTTTTCCTGCGGCTTTCCCAGCTCCCATTATAAGCTCGGCTATGTCTCCAACAAATTGAAAAGGGGATTTAAGAGTTGCTATAAATGTTTTTGAAGCCATTGTTTTTAGTATGTCTGTAAAATCTGTATCGGCTTTGATTTCTATTTTTTCTTTTGAAGCTTTTATGAATTCGTTCATAACTATAAGAGCTTGTGTTAAAGGGTCTATAAGTTCTTCGCCTATTGCCACCCTTACGTTTTGTAGATTACTTTTCATAACTCTAAGTTGGTTCGCGAATTGTTTTTGAGTTCTTACAGCGTCCCCTTGAGCTTCTTTTGAGTTTTCTAGTATAAACTTCCAACGCCACATTGCTTTTTGTTGTTCTGTCATCTCCCTTGTAGAAACCCTAGAGCCTTTGGCAAGTGCATATTGGTTAATCGTTGCGTCTGATAGAAGTATACTGAACCTTCTCAAAGGTTCTTGTTCTCCCCTTAAGGCGGCAGCTATAGCTACGAACGCCTCGTCATCTGCTGTATTATATAAAGAAGCCAAATCCACAGCCAGCTCCGAGATTTGCAAAGCTACATCTCCAATTTCTTCACCTGATTTTCCCATAGCTTTACCCAAAGCTAGACCACCAGAAGTCATTTTACGTATTTGGTATTCAGAACGCCCTAGTTTATTTGCCAACTGGTCTGATTTTTGTATGAACTTTTCTGAAGATTTGTTCAAAAAAACATCAAACACGTTATCCAGTTCTCTCATATTTCCAGCCAATTTTACAGAAGCTCTTGCTATTTCAAATGTTTTTTCAGTTATTTTTTCCAAAACATAATATTTAGCAACAGTTTTACCTAGAGAAACGAAAGCATTTTCCAAACTAAAAACGTTTGTTTTGGTTTCTGTTATCTTTTTGTCAGTCTTTTCTATGGCTTTATCTGCATTTTTCAAACCTTGCTGTAATTTCTTGTCATCTAGCCCGAAACTAGCGAATATATCAGCTACCTTTTGTCCTTGCATAGTACCTCCTTTCTTAGTTCAAAAATAAGCTGTTGTATTGTTGTAATAATTTTTCTTGCTCACTTTCTATTTTGATTTTATTTTTTCTTTTTACCCATACAATAGGCTCTTTAAGTCTTGAAAAACCAGTCATTCCAGTTATGTTTGCTAGACCTTCAAAAGCCAACAAAGTATCTTCATAAGCTTCGTTATAAGCTTTTATATTACTGTTAACCTCGAAAAATGTAAGTTTCAGAAAATCTTCTAGTTTTACAAAGTTTTTTTTCAAAAATTTTACATATAAATCTTTTATATCTACATAGTCGCTTGTTCTTTGTTCTTCAACTTCTCTATTGTTTTTTCTGCCCACTCCTTGTGAGCTTTCATGAAACCCACAGGGTCAAAACCTAGCCTAACTGCATAATAGCACAACTTTTTAAGCTCGTTAGAGACTGATTGAGGCATTTTATAAGCTTCCTTATAGAAAAACTCAAGCGGATAATCTGTATCGACTTGACAAGCCCACAGCACGCACAAAGCCACATCTATTTCTTTTGATACTTCTCTTGCTATAACTTCGTTGAAATCTTTATCTAATTTCAATTCCAAAGCTCCGTTTTCGTGCATTTCTTGTAGTTTCTTCAAACTGCCTATTGTATATACATATTTCAATTTAAATAAATCTATGTTTTCTTTATTTTCCATAAATCCCCCTAATAAAAAACAGGGACTAAAAAAGCCCCTATTCAATTTTTAATATTCTTTTATTGTTTTTGCTGTTTCAAAATCTAAAGCTGTTACAAATTGCTTCCAAACCCCAGCATTTTTTGCCTGCATTTCCCCTGTTAATGTTTGTGCAGACGTTCCGTCTATCATTCCACCATCTGAGAATGTCTTGACTAAGAAAGAACCCTGATAAAACACCTCGTTTGCACCTCTTCCTCTTGGAATTATAGCTTGAACAGGACATCCAACATTAAACATAAGCCTTTCAAGTTGAACTTGAGAAGGTAGGTTGGGCATATAGAACCCTGATAAACTAGGATTAGCCGTGATTTTCCCCGGTAAGTTTGTAGCAACTGCACCAGATAAATTTGTATCTGTTGTTATATCAGCACTCCCAAAATCAAATCCAACCTCTGATATCCCCCAAACTTCTTGCCATCTGCTCTCAAAAGGTACTGCTGTATCTGGTGTTCCTTCTATTGTTGCATTCAATACAACCGCTGTATCTGTAGTGAATGCAGATGATTCAACTTTATACCACTTAAGAGTTGTATCTGTTGTATAGTTGTCTATTGCGTCAAAATCAGCTTTTGTGTATAAGGCCACATAGTGTCCAGCGGGAAATTCTTCTGTAACATCAACTCCAGTTACAGTGAAAGTGTTTGTAGCACTTGTTCCTGTGTATTCTATAGCCTTTGGTATAGCTTTTTGAATAGTTCCTCCAGCTGTGTATTCATCATTGTCTTTGACTTCTGCATATTTTTCAACAGCCGTTTTGACAAATTGAGAATTAGCAAGAATGAACAATCCTCTTTGCCCTTGAGCCTGCCTTGCTGTCAAGCCGTTACAAGTATCTGCCATTATATCCCTCCTCTATTGATTCTAAAATTATAAACGTACTCATAGCTGTTATTATTAAACCCCAACATCACAGTGTTTATATTCATAACGTCAGTACATTCTCTTATTTTTCTTATTATGTCCGTTGCTTCGCTTTTTGCTTTTTCATATGCTTTGCTTGAATTTGTATCTGTTCTTCTTACAAATAACTGTACATATTCCTCACCTGTTAGATTGCTTGTATCTGCTCCGTTGTATTCGTTAAGACAAGTACATTCAGTTTCTGAGCTGTAAGAACCTACTAGAATCGGAATATTGTAGTTATCCCACATATATTTTTGAATCTTTATCAGATTAGAAGCCATTTAATTTTAGCCCCCTTTTTATTGCCTTTTGCATATATCTACCAGCATGATTTATAACGGGATTTTCAAGATATTTAGCTCCTGTCCCTGGTTCGCTCCATCTAGGAGAAGGATTTAACCACTCGTGAACCTTAAGATTGTAAGGTGCTAGATTTCCTCTTGACCGCCAATAAAAAAACATTTGTTTTCTGTTCATGTGCTTTGTGTCAAGAGATTTTCTCAAATCTCCATTATCAATTGGTGTAACTGGTATTATCTGTTCTGTCAAAACCATTTCGCCTGCTTTGTTTATTTCATTAATTGTTGTTTCTAACATTTTTTTTATAACTGAATTATCTAAATTTTTATACATAGATTATCCACTCGCTCCCCTCGATACCAGCTCTAACCTCAGCCATCGTTGGGCTACTCTGTGATGAGATAGGCTTGTACGCTTCCTTAGAAGGTTCTGCACCTAAAGAATGTCCTAACTCTAGCTTGTAAGTTTTTTCTTTGATATCAAGCTTTTCGCTAATTACAAATCTTGCATAACTTGTAACTTCTGAACCTGTTTTGTCAAGTGTTTTTCTAGTCTTTTCTATGAACTCGCCTTGTATTAATTTCTTTGTCCATCCGTCCTCATAAGGATTTCCTGAACTTGATAACTCCCACAAGGTTATATCTGTAACCATATGACCTAACCTAGTAGCAAGCCCCATACTAAGTCACCTCTTTTCCTATCATAGAAGCTTTTGGAATCCAAGAATATATGAAGTCTATAGCATTCTTTGAATAGAACATAGAGTATTTTTGATATTTCAAGTTACTATCTTGATAAGAAGCAGAAGCACTAGAGGTACTTTCAGACTTAAGCCCAGCTGTAAGAAATACCAAATCTTGCTTTCCGCTTGCTATTGCTCCAGCTTCGTATATGCATCCATACTTAATTTGAGCAGGTACATATGTTTGATTCAGTAGAGGAAATACATTTTCTTGACCCTCTACCAAATCATTTCCAAAGCCAGTCATTATTGAATCTATCTTGATTGTAGCTATATTAAGTGCATTTTGCTTTGCTGTATCATCTACAGCCCAGTCATCACCTAATACGTTGTTTGCTTCTTCTATAGTAGCGTAAGCCATTTAGACCACCTACCCTTTTTCTAATTCAATAAGTATATCTATCAAATCAGATTTTGTGCTTGAACTTTTTGGGTTTACTCCTAGTTCGTTTATTTTTTCTGTTAATTGCTTAACTGTTAATTCTTCTAGTTCTGATTTTTTAACAACTAACTTTGATTCTGTTTTTCCGTCTAATTTCCACCCTCTTCTAAGATATTCATTGACATTTCTATCATCACAAGTTTTAGTTATGTTGTTTTTAGTTATTGAATGTTTCATAATCTACCCCCTAAGTTGTTTTATGGTGAAGGTAAACTCCAACTTTTTTATTGTCCATAACGAAAAGGTCATGATTAACTCTGAATTTCATTATATCTTGATAACCTGTTTGATTAGCCGAAGCAGGAATGATGTCCATAGGGTTATATTTTACAACTGCACCTCTAACTGCTGGAACGTGCACGAGTAAGAAGTTTATATCTTTACCTGTAGTTACATTTTTTACATATCCAAACGAGCTTGACCCATCATTAAGTGTTATAGCTGTGTAAAATCTTGTTCTAGGTATTTTTATTACTTGAACACCTTTGTAAGAAGTTACTCTTGTTCCTATATTCCCAGAAATTTCCATCACATTTACATTTTTGTCGAAAGCGTCCAATTGTTCCAATAGAGAAACAACCTCTATAGACGCATAAATTCTTCTATCACTTTCTGGTATTTCTGCTTCATCCATAGCGTTTAATGCTGTGTCTAGAGCTGTTTTAACTGTAGAAGCTGTCAAGTCTGCTACAACCGTAGTTCCTGCATAGCCAGAAAGCTTAGCAAATCTGTAGGCGTCCATTTCAGGTATTACCTTAGTCCTTAAAAATTCAGCACCTAATCGTCCAAATGCTATAGCTTGAGTTTCTTCATTGTCCATAGGGTCTACATTGAATATAGTACCTCTATCTATTTCTAGTGTGTGAGTTTCAGTTGTAACGGTTACAGAACCCTTTGGCAAGTCTCCGTTTCTGTCAACGTCCCCTAATCCGTCCATTGTCATTTTTCTCATTTTTACTGTATTTACATCCACAAAATTTATCATATCTGGTGAAGCTGTTAAATCAATCGTCTTAGCTTCTGCTTGGTATGTAGCGTCAAGAATTGGTAGGAACTTATCCCCCAAAGCTGCACTTATATTATTCGCCATATTTTATTCCTCCTATTTTTCATATTTTTTTAAATGTTCAGGGATTTTTAATCCAGCCCCTTTAAACATTTTATATTGCAGAATTTCGTCTTTTTCTTGTTTTTTCTGTTCTTCCGTCTTAATATTAGGTGTCGAAGCAGGTGGAGTATTAGGCTGTCTGGGTGTTTGTGGTTTTAATTTTTCCAACATATCCAACCCTTGCCAATTTCCATCTTCTCCCTTTTGTATCTTATCAAGAGCTATGATATCTTTTACACTCTCAAAAGTTTCTTTTCCTAACACGTCTTTTATAACAGATTCTTTTTCTAAGTTTGTATATTTCCCTTGCCATTCTTCTAATTGTGAGCTAGGAACAAATTTAGTTTTCAAGTCTTCTTCTGTTATTTCTTCTTTTCCTAGCAATTTTCCATACACTTTTTTTCTATGAGTATCGAATAGTCTATCTGACAAAGATTGATTCTCTTTCAAATATCCCATCACTGCCTCATCGTTAATTTGTGCAGGCACTTCTTTTGTTACTTCTTTTTCTACTGTGTACATAGATTTTAATTCATTTTGCACTTCTTCATTTGAGTTGATAAACTCCATTACTGCTTCTTTTGTTATTTCTGACATTTTTCCTCCATTCCGCACGATTTCCACCGCACAAAATTAATTTTAACTAGTTTATTACTAATTAGTAATATTATAGCTTATAGCAGTTAAAAATGCAACTCCCCACTTTCTTCATATCTTTCAACTTGACCTTTAAGCTCTTTCATATTGCTTCTTTGCCTTGTGTTAGTTTCTTTCAGTCTCTTTAGTTTCCTTTTGTCTTTTTCTGTTTTGTCTTTTCCAACGCTTTCAATAGATTTTCTTTCAAGCAGATTCTTTTTGTTCCTTCTTTTGATAGCGTGGTATTTCTGTATGTTGTCATATCTTTTCTTTGAAGCTTTACTCCTGCGGTCTTTGAAGGGTAGTTTTGATATCCTCTCATTCTTTTCTACTCTTTCGCTGTATTCTTCTACATACAAGCTGATTCTATGTTTGCATCGGGGATGTATGGAAAAATAAGTTAAAAAATTTGGTATGACCCCTATCCAAGGGTACTTGTCATCTTTTGACATTGAATATACTCTGCCTACTCCGTCAGTTTCTGCATATATAGCGCATAGCTCGCAATGTGTAGCGTGTGAGCTGAACTGATACCTTTCTACTCCCAACTTCTCCCCTACGTCTGAAACGCCCTTATTCACGATATAAGCGATTTTTGAATTAACTTGAATGTCAGCATAGGTTTCTAAGTTAATACGTCTTATACGCCCTTTTGAGTCGATATAGTTATATGAAGTCATGCCATAGTCAGTCAAGTTATCCATCAATCTTTTTATGGCAACTTTTTTAGGGTCTCCGCCTACTACGATATTTTCCAGCTCTTTTGCTGTAGCGTCTTCTATGAATCTTCTGTTTTGATTATCCCAAACCTTTAATTGTGCTGATAACTGTGTATAATAAGCCCCTCTACCACCTGCCATAGTCTTTGAGAAGTCTGTAGCAAGTAACTTAACGTCTTTGTCTGATATTCTGTTGAAATCTGAAACTTTAGGGACTGTTTTCCCTGTCATAGTTTCATAATCTTTTATAACTTGCTCGGCGTTAATCTTGTATATTTCATCAAAAGATCTTATGAATTCTTTGTCCACTTTCCCTAACGCTTCAAGTATCTCTTGTAACTGTCTTAATAGAGATAATTTCTTAAGCTTGTTCATAGTTCCGTTGCTGTGATATAGCGTTTCGTCCTGTATGGCTCTTAATAACTCATCTGCTAGTTTCTTGTATTGTCTACTGTATATTCTAATCTTTTCTTCTGCTATCTCTTGAAAGTCCATGTAACACCTCCTTTATCTCTTTTTCTATAAAACTTCCCAATACTCTTTGGTTATTTTTCCCTCGCCTGCTTCATAAACGTCTGTAATATCTAAATATTCTAACTTGTTAAGTATATATAGTGCTGTATCTTTATTTATAAAATTATATATAGAGTTATTATCAATTAATTCAAAAAAACTATTTGTGTACTCTTCAATTAAATTTTCTTGAGAACAAGTATAACTTTCGAGTTTCTCAATAAAATTAAAAAGTATTTCTGCCTTTTCTGTAACTTCTTTTATACTGTCAATAACAAACATATTTTTATCAAACTTTCTTTTGTGTTGTTCGAAATATAACTGTATAAAGTATATTACTTTTGAGTTAGTGTATTTAATTAATTCTTGTTTTAATTCTTTAAAAGTTTTATATCTATCAGAAGTACGTGGTTTGTCAAAACCACTAGTTAAGTTATTCTCTGCTTTATTCTCTGCTTTATTCTCTGGTAATGGTCGTATCAAATTGACATCTTGGGCAGTGCAAATTGACATCTTGGTTGGGTCAATTTGACCCAATGGTAATTTTTCTAGCTTCTCTAACGTTTCATAGTTTATTCTATACCATTTTGTTCTATCTATTTTAAGTTTGTTATAGTTTCCAACCACTAACAAATTATATCTTTCTAACTTGGATACAGTTCTTTTTATTGTAGATTCAGACCAAAAAGGAAAGTTAATTTTCCAATCTTTAAAACTGTTATAGACCCAATAGTTACCATCCTTAAAATTCTTGTTGGCTTTTCTGTTGATTTCCAGCCAATAGTGTATTTGTTGTAAAATTATAGCCTCGTTAAGCCCTATCTTAGTTGCTAGTTGTGGCATAACCAAAAGTGGATTTTCATCTAAAAGTAATTTACTCATTTTTTACCTCCGTATATATCCGTATATAGTGACATGCTCCCCCACTAAACCTATGTAAACGGTTTTGAGGGGGCTTCTTGGGATGTAGCAACCTAATGGTTACTATGATTACCAAGCTCTGCGGGTAAGCCCTACCCTATTTATATTTAATATTTTAACAACAATTTACCTTGATTTTTTATGTTGATACTTGCGTTTAAATCTCTATCTATTGAGTTTCCACATTCGCAAGTATAGACTCTATCTGATAATTTTAGGTCTTGTTTTACTGCACCACAAACAGAACAGGTTTTGCTTGAGGGATAGAATTTATCTATCTTTACAAGTTGCTTTCCTGTCAGTTCAGCTTTGTATTTAAGCATTGTAGTAAACATTCCCCAACCATTATCAGATACACTTTTACCAAATTTTAATGCTTGGCTCATACCTTTCATATTAAGGTCTTCAATTGAGATAGCATTGTATTTATTAACTAATTCGGTAGATAATTTATGTAGAAAATCAAGTCTTGAGTTTTTAATTTTATAATGTATTTTTGCTACTTTAGTCTTTTGTTTGTACCAATTATTTGAAAATTTTACCATACGTGATAATTTTCTTTGTGCTTTAACAAGTTTAGATTCTAACATACGAAAAAATCTTGGATAATCAGCTCTTTGGTTTTCAGAACTAACAAACAGTTCTTTCATTGAAAAATCTAAACCTACTATGTTATTGTCACTTGGAACTTGAACTATTTCTTTTTCAAATTCGGTCGTAACACTAACAAAACAAGCACCTGTCGGTACTTGACTAATAGTAGCAGATAATATTTTATGGTTTTGAGGTATTTCTCTATGAAACTTAGTTTTTAATAATCCTAATTTTGGAAACTTTAACATATTACCTTCAATTCTTATTGAATTATTAGTATTTTTAGTTGTATAAGATTTAGTATTATTTCTTTTAGACTTGAATTTAGGATATTTAGCTCTCTTTTGAAAAAAGTTTTTAAAAGCAGTATCTAAATTTCTAAGTGCAGATTGAAGAGAAACGCTATCCACTTCTTTAAGCCAAGTTAATTCTTTTTTCAAAGTTGTTAATTCTTTGGCTTGATTAACGTAAGTAGTTGATTTTTCTTCATTTTTGTATAATTCGATTCTTTGATTTAAGAAACGATTATATGTAAATCTAACACAACCAAAAGTTTTATGTATTAAAGTTAGTTGTTCTTGGTTAGGATATATTCTAAACTTAAAAGCTTTATTGATTTTCATAGATTTTTGCACCTCCTTTATGCTATAATTATACATCATATTAATTTAGTTGTAAAGGAGTTTTTGAAATGAAAGATAACCAATTTAAAAGCAATAGACACTCAATCTACAACCTCAAATATCATTTAGTTGTAATAACTAAATATAGACACAAATGTATTAACAAAGAGATATTAGATGATTTAAGCGAAATTTTTGAAAACATAATCAAGGGAAAGAACGGAACTGTAATTGAATTTAATGGAGAACCTGACCATGTACATTTATTATTTGAAACGCCCCCACAAGTTGAATTAGCAAAATTAGTTAATACTCTAAAAACTGTTTCTTCAAGATTAATTAGGAAAAAACATAGCGAATATTTACAAAAATATTATTGGAAACCTGTATTTTGGAGTAGAAGTTATTGTATTTTAACAACTGGAGGAGCAACAATAGAAATTATTGAAAAATATATCCGTTCTCAAGCAGGGGTTAAAGACTAAAACCGTTCCGATTCATCTCCCTCCTAAGTAGAGAAGGGAGTTTTCTCGAAACCTATAGATAAATCTTTAAGAACAACACCCAAAAAGAAAAGAAAAACACCTAATAAGAAAAGAGTAATATTCGCTATATATTCTAGAATAATTAAGTTTTCTTTAATTTCCTTTATTTCATTTTCAAGATTTTCAAACTTTATATTGTTTTTAATCTCATTTTTTTTATTTATTTCATTTATCTCTTTTAAATTTTTAATCATCAATATTTCTTCATTGCTAAATTCATTCCCTAAAATTTGAAATGAAAATAGCAGTATTATGATTAGTATTTTCATTTTTTCTACCTCCGATTTATTTTTCTTTGTAATTTAAATTACAAATATCAATCCTTTTTAAAGATTTATTAAAGCTTCTTCTATGAAGAAGCAGCAATAAATCTTTTCCTATCGCCCTGTGGTTGTTTTAATCCAAACATAAAATCTAAATTATTTTATATTTGAATTTACATGTTTTTTTCTTTTTTCCCAATAAGCGATTTCTTCTATATCATAGCAGTTGTTATAATTGTTAGTTTCTAACCATTTTTCATAACATTTTCCATTAGAACAAATATAGCAAATATTGTCCGTTGAAGGTTCTATGTTAGAATTTGTAATTTGTTTTTTTTGAGAATTTTTATTTTTATTAACTCTATGATAGCTGATTTCAACTATTTTATTTGCTAATACTACTTCACTACCACAAATTTTACATTTCCACATTTAATTTCTCCTTTTCGATAGAAAAGCTTTCATTTTTTATTTCTGTTTCTTCATATTTAATTATAGCTTTCATATTATTTTCTAATCCTATTTCTAAATCTCCTATATGTCCATAATCTCGATTAATTATTTCTATAACTTCTTCAAGATTATTTGCTTCTATATTTTTAAAAAATTCAAAAAAACAAGTAGAAGCATTTCTATATTTTACCTCATAAATTTTTTTCTTTTTCATAAAACCTCCTATAATTTTATAAAATAATAAGAATCCTTATCTCCTTTTATTCCTATTGAACTAGGAAGGTTTGAAGACTTTTTCTTATTAATTTTTTTTCTTTTTTTCCCTGTAATGATTTCATAAGTTAAAGGGCAAGTTCTTTCTAGTTTTCTAAGAGCTTTCTTTACAGAAATTTCATTGAAAAAAATATCTTTTTCAATGTCTTTAATTACTAGGAAAAAAGATTCAAATTCCTTTTTAGAAAAGCAAATAAAAGAATTTTCAATAATAACCATAATAGGATTATCGCCATATGGTCTTTTGAAATTTCTTAAAATTTTGAAATTTAAATTTAATTCTAAAGCAAACATTTCATTGCCATAATTCTGAGCGAATATATCATTTACTTTATCTTTTATTTTAAAAAATTTCAATAAACTCTCCTCCTGTTTTTCGTTGTTTTTATTTTAATAAATGTCTCCATCACGCTCATATCCCTTTACAACACCTAGTCCCCACCTAAGAAACCAGTCTCTTTTTTCTTTGTCGTCCTCTTTTCTATAATACTTTTTATCTATCATGATCAAGTAAGAATCGTTATAGTAACTATTTTCAAAATAAGTGAAAGTAATTGAAATATTGTTTTTCTCTACACCTAACTGGATTAATTGATTTTCGGAGAAAAGGCCCTCGTTCAAGTTATCTGTGAACAAGTGCTGTGTATAAGGACTTAATCCTATTGTGATATCAAAATCCCTTTCAGCAGGTTCGATTTCTCTTTCTGCTATGTACTTAAGTATCTCTCCACTATTGTCAACTATATATTCAGAAGTTACTCTGAACAGCTCTTTAACTTGATTATACGTTGTATCTTCTGCGCTTGTTATGCTGCATATCATCAGCATTAGAAATGCTATCATCATTTTTTTAATCATTTTTAATCCTCCTATATTTCCCGTTAACAACTTCTTCCCCTTCACTCAAAAACAAAGGGTCTTCTATGTCGTCGTAATAAACCTCGCTGTCTATTTCAAACCTAAGATTTTTTTCTTTCGTGTAACTTACATACAGCACCAAAACTGCCATTATGCACAAGAATATATATCCCATTACTCTTCCTCCTTCAATTCTTCTATCGTTACGTTATACTTCTTCCCTAACTCCGCCTTAATCATTCTAAGAACAGGTGCAGGGATTATAAACCCTTTGCTCGTTCCGTTTTTGGCGAGCTTGATTTCAAGCTCTATTTTACTTTTCATTCTAATCACTCCTTTTATATTTTTTTTATCTTATTAATATCTTATACCATAATTAACCTTTTATCAACAAGAAAAATAGATAAAAATAGATAAAAAAAGAGGGATAAACCCTCTAATTACATATCTGTTTCAGTGAAAACAGGCACCTTGCTTTCTTCTTCTATAGTCTTATACTTTTCTTCTGCTTCTTCCATACTTATGCCTCTGTAGTCTGCTATGGCTTCTACATTTGACTTAAGCTTGTTCTCTACTTCTAGCCCTGTATTTTCTATCTTTTCTTTTTGTGTTAATGTCAGAGGAGAACCCATTTTGAACGTTAATTCAGCTTGTATTCCCCTTTTCTCTAATATCTTATTACAAGCGAACTCTAATCCTTTCTTGACTGCATTGAATAACTCTGTAGCTCTCTGAATAGGTACTATCATATCAATCATCTTACCGCTTATGCTATTATATCCCTTCTCGCCTGTTCCTGTTGCTGTTTCGTTATAATTCAAGCTTCTATAAATAGCTAATTCCTTTTGTTCCTTGACCGATTTTCCACCTTCAAAATTATATTCATTCTTAACAGTTTCAAAAAAAGGCTTCTCAGTTCCACCTTGAGACCACCTGATTACGTCTTGAGTTAGGTCTAAGACCATTCTTCCTTCATCATCTCTAGTCCTCTCGAAAAACCCTTCATCAGCAATGATTTTTGGTCTTAAGAATGTGTCTATAGATTGCCCTTCTGCTGTATCTATGACTATCCAGTCTCTTATATTTGTCTTGCTCGCTTCTGAATAGTTGCTATCTCCGTATGCTCTGCCTCTATCTCTGTCTATAAGCACTTCTTTGACTTCCCAGCCCTCTATAGCAAATTCTCCTAGGTCTTCTACCTCGAACCCTACAGCGTTCAATAGCTTTTCGTTAGCTTCTACTATTTCTATCTCACATTCCGTCTTATCGAACTTTCCGAAAAACAGTTCTTTTCTAAATTCTTCGTGCACAGTGAATAAGAATATATCGTTATCAGTATCTACGCACTGATATTCAACGTATCCTACGACTTTGCATAGAGAATACCTTGAAAAAATAGGGAAATAATTACATACCGATACATAGTCTACATATTGTTCCTCTCCTGCTTCAATATACTTGACTAGCAAAGCCCCTGCATAGTCCAAATTCTTAATCATAGACTTTGACATAGCTTCTACATCATAATCTTCTACCAACTCCTCACAAGCGTCCTCTGTCCCTTCTGCACAAGTCCATAACAAGCCTTCGTTCAAGGCTAACTTAGAGAATATCTCCGAACTAGTCTTATGCATATCGTTGTTGCTTATTAAGTCTTTCAAGGCTCCTTTGAAATCATCAGAACTCATTGAAGTTCCGATAGGAGTATACTTGCTTCCGTCATATTTATATTCCGTGTACAAGTTGTCTCCGTTTATTCTACCCTTATAAGCCAGCTTAATTCTTTTCATTATGCTGTCATAGAAAACCCTGTTAGCTTTCCCTTCGAACAGAAGCTTGTTGTCAACATAATTAATATAACTATCATCGTTAATAGCCATTTTATAGCTTCTGTTTATATTGTTTAATTCCATTATTACCTCCTTACGTCAAATTTCAAGCCTTCTCTGTTAATTCTTGTTATGTGTTTGTTTTGTTCTACACAACCAGTCAAGCAATCTTCAAAGTCATCATGTTCATTCTCTCCGTCTCTTCTGTATTTTGTGAACTCTCTGTATGCACTAAGAAAGTCTTTTTCCCAACCTTCTGGGAATAGCACATAATTTCTTACGTTTGCACTGTTAGAGAAAATTCTTGTGTCTTTGTTTTGTGTCTGCGTTAAGTCTTTGATTTTCGGATACCATTTGTAATCTTTGTTTACCTTGTTTTCTACTTGTGAACGGTAGAATCTACCGCCATTATTAGCCTCTATGACGCCTTCTTGTGACTTGTTAACAGCAATCCTTCTAGCTAATTCTATCATTGTTCTATCCATATCGTCTTGGGTGTGATATATATCATATATGTAGATATATTCTTGTGATTCTATATAGAAAATAGCAGTTAGATAGTCTTTTCCTGTATCTGCTGTATCAACATAGAATTTCTTAATCCCTCTTATATCTTCTATATTAGACAAATCCCAAACCTTATGGTCGGGGTACATTAATCCACGAACAGGAGTAGGATTTTGTTGTATAAGTGCTTCAAATGCTACCTCGTCACGTTCTTTCAAGTCTAGGTATTTGTCGAGCGAATGCCTTTCTCCCCAAAGTATCTCTCCTATTTCTCGAGGGTCATCAGGATGATTGAAATCTGCTGTCTTAATCCCTTGAAATGTAGTTACATGCCACTTATCAGGGTATAAGTCTACTAATCTACCTGCTAGGTCGTCTTCATGCCACTTTGTGTACAAAATTAACATCTTTTCTTTTTTGTGCCCCCTTGTTTCTGCTACTGTATTATAGAAGTTCCATACCTTTTCTCTATACGCCACACTCCATGCGTCACTTGCCCCCTTGTACAAGTCATCAAATATGAAAATATCAACGGTCCTAGAAGTCAAAGTACCATTTGTCCCGACTGAAATTATATATCCGCCCTCTGTGGTCTCTGTAATGTACTTGTTATCTTTAAGCCCTGCTACTCCCGTTATCGTGTTAGGAAAAACACTCTTATAGTCATCTGATTTCAATATTCTCGATATGTCATCTCCAAACAAGCTTGCAACCTCGTTATTGTAGCTTATTACAGCTATTTTGAGTCTAGGGTCTAACCCAAGCAAGAATGTAGGTAGTCCTAGAGTAGAGTGTAGGCTCTTACCATTCTGAGGAGGGACAAATAACATTTTGTATTCTCTTTCGTCAGAAAAAGCAAAATCTGTTAATTCATTGCATATAGTCTTATGAAACCAAGCAGGTTCATAATCTCTCTTAATTACTTTCATATAGTCAAGCAGATGCTCCCTTGCTTTTGTTTTCTTCTCGATTAATTGCTTCAATAAGTCCTTATAATTCATTCAGAAGCTCCTGTATCTGCTCTGGTGTCATCTTCTTAAGTTCTTCTAATATTGTACTAGAAGTGATTTTGATTTCTTGCTTATCTAAGAACATTCCTTTAGTCTTCGCCAGAAGCTCTGACGCTTTGATACGGTCTTTCAGTTCGTTCCCTGCACTTATCATTGCATAAGTCCAAAACTCCTTTATTTCGACCTCTGTGGCTATATTAGAGCTATGTATTTTATATTGCCTTTCTTTTATATAGTCGATAATGTAAGGTTTTGTTAAGTTTTCTGCACCTACTGACCGAGCAGTCTTCTTGCTATACCCTGCCTTGATAGCCGATTCTGTTGCGTTCCCACTCTGCAAATAGTAGTCGCAAAACGCCTGTTGTTTAGGTGTTAATTTTATTTTGTCCGTACGATTTCTACCGCTCGAACTCATATAATCACGCCCTTTCTATTTTTATTACTAACTAGTAGTATTATATCATATAAAAGAGTAAAAAAAAAGACTAGCTAGGCTAGTCATAAAAGTACATATTCACTTTTTGCTCATATAACGAGGCTTTTTTTTCTGCCTCTTCAATCATAAGATTGTTCATTTCTTCTATCGAAGGGTCGCCCTCTTCAAAATTGAAGAAATCGTTAATATTTATTCTATCAAGCTCTATTCCAGCTTGATTTTTTATTGAGACAGTTCTTATAATTTTTTCCATTTTTCAATCCTCCTATTTGCGTTTTATAGCTCGCCAGCTTATTTTTAACCACTCAACCCCACCCTCACACGAGGGAAGCGTAAAGGGGTTAAATTATTTGAAAACTACATAGTATTCATCATTGTGCCAACATTCCAATTGGTATACTCCGTTTCTACCAGCTGGTAGACTTACGGTTCCCCATTCATACCCTAGTCCTTCCATTTCTTCTGTGCTTTTCTTAGTTAGTATTTTCTTCTTCATCTCAACCACTCCTTTTTTTAATTTGTCTTGCTTCTTGTTATAAGTATACTACATATATGTATCATTGTCAACAGTTTTTTAATTTTTTTCAGAAGCTTTTATAATCGCTTCCGAATTAGTTTTTGCGTTCGTTTCTAATCTTAGAAGCAGCAAAGCTTTCTTGACAGCTTCTCTTTCTTCTTCGCTCTTGCAATATAGATGTAATGCTGCGTATCTTTTCTTCATATTTTTTCTCCTTTTTAATCTATATTTGCATACATTTGTGCAAAATATTCATTTCTGTTTTCGATAAACCATTTAGCTGATTTTTCGTTAGATATTTTTTCAAACATCGGTATATTGTGTTTGTTTAAAGACTCTAAATAATTTTTATCTGCTGATTTTTGTTCTGCTTCTTCTAAAGTCATTCCTTTTTTAATTCTTCTGTTAATCATAAAAGCATGAACTTGCTCTATAGCTTCTGATAATTCTGCTAACATTCTAGATTTTATATCTTTAGCCCAAGCAACTTGTTTTTCAGTTCCTTCTAACTCTTCCTCTTTCATAACTTCTCTGAAAGCTAGTGATAATCTCGCTATATAATCCCCTTCCATAGTTGCTGCTATTTCGTGTACTCTTTTCATCATTTCGCTTGTAAATTTCATCTTAATCACTCCTCATTTTTTTATTTGCTTCATCTTTATATTAATAATATACTACATATAAATACATATGTCAACCTTTTTCATAAAAATAATTAAACTTTTTTTATTTTTTTCTACAAACTCAATATTTCCAACACTTTCAGGGCACAAAAAAAATCAGACTAAATTAATAATCTGATTAAATAACTATCTCAAAGAACGCTAAACTCCTTTCTTTGATTTCA